GGTTCGCAGCATGCCGGGCCCGAGATTATCCCAAAAGGAAGCCATCAGCTTTCTCCGTCAAAACGTCAGTTATTCGTAGGTATCTTCTTCGAGTTTGCGCTTCTTGCGGCGCTCTTCATCGTCCTGCATTTCTTGCAGAGCGGCCTGCGCGCGCTGCGTATCGGCGTTGCCCTGCAAGCCGAACAGATCAACGTCTCGTCCGAGTAGCCCGGACAGCAGGCCCCGCGCGTCTTGACCCGGCAGCCTTGCCAGGTATTGAAGCGTGCGAGCGAGTCCGCGCTGATGCGCCGCTTCCGAGCCTTCAACGCCCGGCAGCATGCCTACGCTTTCGGAAATTCCGGTAAACGGGTCGGTAACTTCTGATTGGCTGGTCGTGCCGCCCAACGCACCCATGACGTAGAGAGCGCGCGTCAACTGCGCCACTTCTTTATCGGTAAAGTCTTTCAGTGCATTTTGCAGGTCTTCAACGGACTCGCCTTCGAGCAACGCGTACGGGTCTTCTCCGAATAGCTGCGCGATGATCGAATCCGCCTGCTCCAGAATGTAGGCCATGTACTCCGGCGTGCCCGCTTTCAGGCCCGCCTTTTCCATGGCGTCGGCATCAAGGCTCAGGTATTCAACCGCAGAGCGCTGATATTCTTCATCACTCATTTCCCCTTGCGGAGGAAATGGCTGCTCGGAGCTACCGCTGCCGGCGATTACCTGATACAGCTTGTCCACCTTCTGCGCGATTTTTGCGTAGTCCTTAACCTGCTGCTCCGTTTCGCTCTGTGGAGCGGGCGCGGCGGTCGGTTCGCTAGCGGTCGGTTCCGAAGACAGCATAGGCGCAGAAAGGGCGGCGAGAGCCTGCTGCAAAGCGTCGGGGGCAGTGATATCTAACTGCTTTCCGCCGATAAGGAGGGTAGTTCCTTTTACCGGCTCGGGAATGTCGCGAAGCGTTTGCTGCGCTGCTTCTGGCGACACCAAAGGTTCAAACTCTGCCCTTTCCAAACCTTCGACATTCTGCGACATATCGAATTCCGACATGTCCCCCGGAAGCATGCCCTCCCCCTTACCGCCACCCGCCGCGCCGCCAAGGGCACCGCGCCCGATAGACCGTAAGTAATCTTGCATGGTGCCCCCGCCGGCTAATGCTGTGCGGGCTGCCCCGGTCGCCGCGCCAGTAGCGGCTTGCGTTCCTACGCCTGCGCTTTCGCCGGCAGCCGCGCCACCCGCGGCACCGCCAAGCGCACCAAGTCCAGCGGACCTACCCGTATCCTCAACAGAGCCGCCTTGCGCCATAGAAGTTGATGCGCCCGCAGCAGCACCCCCCGCGGCGCCGGCACCCGTGGCGCTCGCGCCGGCAGCGCCGGCAGCGCCCGAGGCAGCGCCCGCTGACATTAGGGCCAGGGCGGTCAGTACGATCTGCTCCATGTTGTCGTCAAGGAAGTTGGATGCACGACCCGTAAGGTTGCGTTGTGTGCCGATGCCCAACGGATTCGAAATAGGTTCCAGCTTATTTGATAGCTTACGAAGCGCGCCACCACGGCTGCGTACGTCAGCGTTGCTCATGACGGTTTGCCACGACGGATGACTGCGGATAATGCTTTCGAGCATGTCCGCTTGAGGGTTGCGCATTCTTCCCGCGTCTTGGTCCTCGCCTTCCGTGCGGTCGAGATCAACCATAACGCGGTAGCCTTCCAACAGCGACGGGTCCAGCCCGCGCGTTAAAAGCTGATTGGCAAGCATATTCCACTCAGCATCCGGCATCGCCCGGCCCACCTGATAGCCCGGACCACTGCCCCCGCCGCGCACTTCAACGGTTGGGTCAAAATCGGCAAACAGTCCCGGCCCGCTGAAGAAGCTGCCGGCACCGCCCTGCTGCCCAAGCAGTTTGAGGGCCTCGGCCAAGGAAGATGCCTGTCCGTTGGCAACCATGGCTTGCGCCTGCGCAACGACAGCGGGCGGCGTGCCTGCGGGTGCGGCGCCCCAATAGGCCGCGTTTGCCGCGGCTTCTTCCGGCGTTAGAACATAGTCTTCTGTATCTTCTGACATGGTTACCCTCTGCTTATCCGTTTTTCACTGCGCCGGGCGTCGCGTAAAGACGCATCTGATGCAGGGTTACTTTGTTACCGTTAATGGGAAACGCCATACTCGGCTGAATGACGCTAAACGATCCGCCAATTGGAAAGGACACGTGCCCTATGCCGGGGTTTTCTGCGAATTCTATTGCGCTGCATGTAAAGGCGTTGCTGCGCGTGCTGCTCGCTTTGTAGTCCACCAACCATTCAAACGTGCCGGTTTGCCCCGATGCCGCTTCTAAAACCAGCGTTACACTCTTCGCGTGCTTCAGACGGGACTCGTCCTCAAAGGGATGCCACTGCAACGCACACGTAAAGGTGTAGGCGTTACTCGCACCATCCGGCGTGAATCCAGAATACTTATGTATGCCGTTGACTCCGCCGCTAAACCAGTTTGCGTCCTTATCAAACGCAAAAGCGAAAAAGGGTCGTCCGCTATTGGTCCACTTCGTCCCGAGGGGGCGATCTGCGCCACCAACTGATATCGTCTTCCGCGTATGCACGCAAAAGGTTATATTTGGCGTCGGGAAGGACAGCACGTACCAGCCTTCAGTCGGGTAGTACCCACCGCGGATGTTAACCGCCGTTTCTGCCGCCGTCTGCGTCAGCACATCGTCGTTGTACAGACCGGAAATTGGGGGCATAGTCATGAGAGACGTTGTTTGCCCCAGCCTATCAATACGGTAAACGCCGTTGTCGCTGAGGAAATAAATCCCCGTGTCCGTCGTCACCACGCTATCGCGCGCCACGCATCCGATGTTGTCTACCGTGTCCGTCAGCGCCATTGTGGCCGGGTCGTTATCCGCCGGCATAGTAAAGAGCAAAATCGACTTGCGGCCGAAGACCACGATTCGGCTAAACGCGGCCGCCACGGCGACAATTGAATCCTGCCCCCTTGGCCACACGTTTATAAGGCTCTTGTTGCCCGCGTCCCCGCTATTCCACGTCTTGCCGTCTAGCAGATTGCTCCACCACAGCGTATGCCTGTTTCCGCTGGCCGCATCGTCAGCGGCCCATGCGCGCCCGTAAGCCGCTATGACTACGTTAGGACTGGATGTCCACGGCTGCCCCACAATCGACTCTACGGCGAACGTCGTTTCGTTCAGCACTGTGAAGGCTTGCCCCGCCTGCGCCATGAGCATCTTGCTACTTAGTGAAGCAAACTGCCAATTCTCTTGCGCAGCCGTTCCCGCGGTTGCAGTTCGTATAGCAACAAAATTCGTCAAGGACGCCAGCAAAGCCGCGCTTCCAACCCCGTCCGTTATCGCTATCGTGGACGATGCCCCCGTGGTGCCGCTTACAAATTTCAGGTTCCCGCCGACTAGGGCGCACGATGCTCCGGTCAGATCAGCATTGATCTCCGTTATCAGCGTAGCGTAGGTCTGCGCTGAAGCGCCGGTTACGGATACGGGCTGACTCGCGCCGCCGTTAATGACTACCCCAATTGTGTAAGCCTGCGTGCCGTTCGATAAGCCGGTGGCAGTGGCCGCCGTCTTAGCTCCGCCCACATCCACAATTTGCGACCCCGACTGATAATCAAACCGGGAAGTTAGCGTAGTCGTACCTGAGTACACCACCCCCGCCGCGGCCGAAAAGATTGTCTCCGTCGCATCATTATTGCGATGGGCGTAGAGCGCCTTAATCGTGTTGCTAAAGCCAACCGTCTGCTTGATAAAATCCTTGCGCGACGCCAGCTTTCCCAAACTGTCTACAACCCCATTCGTAGCAATCGCCGCAAAGCGCGTTACTTCATCCCCAAGGGTCGCTTCAACAGTATTCAGGCCGTGCGACCCCGGATACTTTATAGTTTTAGCGCGTAGCGTAGCCATGCTTTATGCCGGGTTCCAGTCAGCCTCTGAACTGTCTTCGCCTATTTCCCCTGCAATCGCGCCGGATAGCATGTCCTGGTAGATGGCCTGCTGCTTATCGGCAGCGGTGCCGCTGTCGTCGCCGCGCTCTGCCAGCAAATAGGCAATCATGCCTTCAATCAGCACTTGATTCGGAACGAGTATGACGGTGCTGTCCGACGGGTCCGCGGCGGGTAGATAGAGGTTAACCTTTAGGGCGTTTGACCGGGTAACATTGGGCCAAGTATCTATTTGCACGTCATAGCTGGCATCCAAGCCGACGGGATTATACTCGCTAACGTCTCCCGTTTGCACCGTCGGCACACCAAAAAACTTCTCGTTGAAGCCGGACGTAGTACCTCGATCAAGCGGTCGGTTCGTAGTAGTGTTCCACGCATCTATGATCTTAGCGAACTGGCCCGATCCGGTAAGTGAATAAGAAGTAGTGCCGGGGACAACCGTTACGTTATACGTGTCCCGTAAATCGCGCCACATCCACGCCTGCTCAATTTGCGCCTTCACCGTGTTCAGCACGGTAGCGACTAGAGAGGCATACATCGTGCTAGACGAGGTTGCGGCCGTGCTCTCCCTCATACGCGGGAGAACAGCGTTGATGATTTGCAGCCGCGTTTGTCCGAAGGCGGGCATGTGCTCTCTTTATCGCGTTGCCAGCCGGTCGATAATAGTCGAGTCAGCTTCAATTTTGTCTAGCAATGCGTCTAGCACCGCTTGGCGGGCAATTAGCCGTTGCCTTTCCACTTGTAATGCCTCGCGTTCGTTACGAGAGATCAGTTTAGCAACATGCCGCCTACGATATTCCTCCAGCGTCAATTCGATTTCTTTACGCTCCCCGGTCATAACATTCAACTCAATGCGAAAGCGGGGCTGCGCTGGATCGGGAAACCAATTCAGCATTTCTTCGGGGGTGGGAATGGGCAGAGGCATATTACTACGAGTAAGCTATGTTTATTTCGCCAGCGTCAAAAGTGTCCCCCGCTGCGGAAGTCACTGAAACTTGCGTGAGTTCTGCCGATAGGGATTTTGTACCGGAGTGGGCGTGCCCCGTCGGCGTAGAGTCGTGTGATACGCCAAACGCGCTCCAGGTAAAGGTAGCGGCATTCTCCAGGGTTAGGCTAAGGGCACCCCTCTGTAATGCGGCCGCCGCTGTAGCACGAGTGATAGAGAAGCCTGCTGTCTGCCCCGTAGTTCCAGACGCATCAAAGGTGGCCGATACGTAATTCGACGGTTCAATGCCGCCGGCATCCCCAATTTGAACAAGTAAAGCGCTAGTCCCGTCGGTGCTTATGCCATCCCATGACACGAGTATATGCTTCGTTCCCGCCGGTATACCCGTGAAAGTAATAGCCGTGCCGCTAGTCGAGGCTTGGGGCGTGCCTAGCGTAAACCCCGCTGACGCAGCAAGGTCAACGCTGACACCATTCAAACGCGCAAATATGCTGCCCGAGGTAGACCATACATCCCCCTGAACAGGAGAAGTTGGCGCTGCACCCGGAGCAACCCGAAAACTAGACGCAGCTGTCGTGCCCGCCGGAAGATTAAAAACTGTAGAGGCCGAGGCGGATGCGCCGCCAAAGGCCGAACCAACGGCACTCGTTAATACTGCAGTGAAAGTTGCCGTGTCCCCGGTGCCAAGACCAAGACTCGTGCGAGCCGTAGCACCGCTCTCCGCAACCCATGCCGTGCCATTTCCAACGATGAAATTATTGTCCGTTTTTGCTAAGGCCGCGAGAGTGTCGAGATCAGCGTCCCACGCCTGAACATCGGTGCCTATCGTCAAACCAGTAACAGATAGCGTTGTGCCACTGATAATCAGGCCCGAGCCCGCCGTCAGAAAGCCTAAGTCGCTTAGAGAGTCGTCCCAAAAAACGATACGATCCGCACCAGGGTCAGTAAGTTCGTTAAGCGACCCCGACATGGATTGCGCCCCCGAGCCCCCCGCACCGCCGGTACGATCTATTCCATGTGGTACTGCCACGCTACCCCCCAGTTAACTCGCGTCCGCGGGCAATAACTCCGCAACCACAACGGGCAAACCGCTTTCGTCCACTTCATCATACTCCGTGTTGCTGCGCATTTCGTCTGATTCCCAATGGGTGTTCAGCACCAAAAGCGGTGCGGTGGGGTTCGCGCGACAGAGGAAATATCGAATCGTTTCTTGCATTTCGCGCTCCTTAGCCGCTTAGCGGCTGTAATAGATTCTGCAGGTGCCGCCGTTACCCGTGAGATTGGTCGACAGGCCGACGCCAAAACGTATAGGCGAACCAAAATTCGCTTCAACGTAACGGTTAAAGATTGCGGCCGCATACGCGGTTGCGGCCAAGCTGATTTCCGCGGTGCCCGTGACGGTTAGCTGATTGTGAAGCTGAACGGTCAAGGCGTTTGACCCGTCGCCTTCCAGCACAACCTTGTGAATGTAAATCGCACCCTTGGCCACAAGACCATTACTGGCTGCTGCTTCGTCCGTGGTGACAACATGCACGTATACGGGGTCTAACATTGAAATTCTCCGGGTTACTGAATAGCGGTTAAGGATGAATCGGCGGGCGGCACGCGATACGCCTTTGAGCCGATATGGTCCAAAGTAATCGAAGGTACCAGCCACGCTTTGCGACCGAGTGCGCGCAGGTCGTCGAAGAAAGCGCAATCTTCGCCAACAGCACTCGGCACCCCGTCCGCTCCCCCCTTTACGTCTCGGCGGAATGCGTCTAGAATCATGCGGTCGTTGCCCGTGTGCCGCATGCTGCGCTTTGTAGCGGCGAACTGGTCAACTATGTCCCGCCGAATGCAAACAAAGCCGAGTCCGGTGCTGTAAATTTCTGCGCAGCCGTTCGAGTCCAGCACAACCGGGTCATGCACAAAGTTTACGACGCACTCCGCAGGCTCGCGCTTCAACGGATAGGGGGCGCACACGACGCCCAAATCCTTCGACAATCGCAAAACACGGATAAAATCTTCCGGGTTCCAAGCTATGTCGCTGTCAATCCAAAACAGAAACTTTTCTTGACAAGTCAAAAAATTAGTCAACACCACGTCGCGGGCTATCACTACGTCCGACGAGCCAGCAATGGCGTGAATGTTAACCGGAATACGCAGCAGCGTCAGAGCGTGAATCGTGCGCGTAAGCGACATCGTGGTCTGCCACGGGATCGTCGCGCCGCAGGGAAAGCCAATTCCTACGGAATAATCCGCGCGCGATTGGCTGGCTCTTATCTCTTCCACGCCTACGCCAGCCGCTCTCTTACGGTTTTCAGGATTGTATCTTCGTCGCGGCCCCAATGAAACCGGGTATTCTGCACCCTTCGGCCATCGTGGAGTCCGCAGTTAGTCAGGGCAGCGGCATTGCAAGTCGAGTACTGCGGCACGTACAGGCCGAAACATTCTGCAAAAATGTCGCTGTAAAGAGCGAGCGTGGCAGGGCCGTTGCTCATGAACAAATTCAAACGAGCTTTTTTATACAGGGCAAAGCGTAGCCGAGTGTTAAAAGCCGCGGGGACGTATTTTATCCCCTTATCAACACCGCAGGCTATCCCCTCTATTTCAGCTTCTGTATCGGGGACAACAACCACGGGTAAACCTAATTCCGGAATAAGTTTATTCCAGAGGGGTTGGGTGTCCCGACCTTCCTGAAACCAGGATTGTCGAACGGTCAGCGTTATGTACGGATACTTAAACGGCAGCAGGCTCTGCATGTACTCCGGGCCGGATAGATAAGCGCCGAAGGCGTAAGGGGCCCCGAGGTAGGACACCGTCTGCTGATCTTTTTCAAAATCTCCGCGAATAACGGATATGCACGAAGGCAAAAGGGTTGCCAACGCGGGGATTAGCTCGTTCGTTCGCCAAGCAAGCCGCTCGTCGCTTATCACCCTGTCCCTATCACTCCACTTACGCGACCCGGGCACCAAAGCGAGTACAAACTTGTCAATTCCCTGCTCAATCCTAGCCCTTTCCACATTAGCCAGAAAAGAAACGAAGTCGTACGTCGCGGGCGACGTATCAAACCGATACGCAACACGCGCAATTTTCTCGCCCATTGGTTCGCTCCAAACGAGGGGAAATAGGGGTGGTCGCGGCCCACCCCGGAAAGCCGTAAGGCAGTTACCCGCTGAACGACGTAGCGTGTGCCCCGGACGAGTAGACAATGCCCCGGACAACGCGCCAAGTGTCAACGGCGACATCCTGAATCTCCAGATAGTCCCCGGCCAATGCGCCACCCGTGGTGGTGATGTTCAGGGTGAAGATATCGTTGGTCGTAGAGGCAAAGGAGTTTAGCACGTTGCCGGAACCGAAGTTCAGCACGCGGCCCACGAATTTGTTTGACGTGGGACTGGAAACCGCATTGATAACAATGCTGCCTGACGTGCGGGCAATCGTGCTCAGGAAGCGATAAATGTCGCCCGAGCCGGTTGTGCGCGGCAGGTTGATCGTGTAGGCCGCATCCGCGGTGCTCATCTGCAACAAGCGGTTTGCGTGCTTCGCCGGGTCAAGGGTAGTCGTCCCGGTTGGAAGCGTCACTACGCGCTCATCGAGCGTAGCGAGTTCGTTTGCAAAGCCGATGGAATTACGAGACATGACGAGTTCCTTTTCAGTTGTGAGTGGGAGGGGCGGAGCCGATTGGCCCCGCCCTGTTACCTACTCAGAGATTAGGTGCTCGGCATGGCCAGCGCAATACCGCCGGTATCGTACACTTCACCCACACCGAAGATTGTATCGGCGGTGAGCAGTGTTGCAAGATACTCCTGCTTGTACTGCGTCTGGACGCGCGGCCCAAGAACTTCCGCCAACACCAGCGCATCGCGATGGAGCAGGAGGCCGATCCTGACCGTGGTGCCCAGGGAAGGCGACGGGCTGTTGCTGGTCGCATGCACGGCAACGCCGTACACTTGACCCAGCTTGCCATTGCGGATGGGGTCGCCAGTACCGGAGAAAGCTTGTTCCGTGAACCGTGCAAGGCCCATCATGACACGCCGGCCGACGGGCGGAATAACCAGTGCCCGGTCGTTCATCGGCATGTTGCTGTCGTCAAGGAACTGAATTGCGCGCCGGATTCCCGCATCGGTGAGAGCGGTCGCGTTGGCATTGAGAGCCGCGTCCACATACGCCGTAGTACCGTCACCCGCGATAACCGCTGCGTTCCACGCGGGGGAGCCATCACCGCCGTTAAGCGTACGGGCCGCGAGAAAAAGCTGGTCGTCCACCGCATCAGCCAGCGCGTAGCCAGCGTCGTCAGTGTAGAACTTGCGCAGAGAAGCGGTACCTTGAATGGTAACCGGGTCTTCGATCAACCGAGAGTATTCCCAATGCGCGGTAAGGAGAATCTGAACATCATTCCCCGATTCCGTGATTGTGGTAACAATCGTGTTAACCGCTTTGGCGGAAGCCGCGCCGCGGGAGGGAACAGGCAAGTTAACCGCATTGCCCTTCTTACCCTTGACGTTCAGACGCCGCACGACAGAAGCAAGGACGAGATTCGCCTTCTTCGTCGCAAAAATTTCGTCAGACCAAATCTCAGGGACGAACCCGGAGCTATCTGCATTGGTCAGAATTACGTTGGAGCCGCCGAAAGCCATGGTGATTTCCTTTGAATGGGGTTAGGGAGAGGTAGACCTAGCGGCCGAAGCATCTTGTCGCCCGAAGGGCGGGACGCGGCGGTGTAGTCGTCTCCCCGGCTCCGCAAAGGAAGCAGCCGGAACGGCGCATAAGCTGCTCGGGGGCGCGCATACCCTACCCGATCAGTTTTCGCTCCTGATACTCCATTATAGGGGACAACCGGCGTATTTTGCCCGCCAGATTTAGAACCCCTTACTTATCAAAGGCTTAAAATAAACTTTGCCCGACCACGGCATTTCAAGAAGTGGCCCAGCAAACCGTCACCATGAATGGTGCATTTTACCAATGCCCGGTCGCAGAGGAAGTGCTCCGCCAGCAGCAAACCATGAAAAAACATCTTAGTCGAGCCAAACTGCCGCCCGTCCACGTCAACAAGGCAGTTAGCCGACGTGGTGCCCCAATGCAGCCCGGCATGGGTCTGCTCGCCGGTTCGGCCGTACTCTATGCCAAACCAATGCTGCTCCCGGTAGCCGCGTTGAAAAGCTGCTTCTGCAGCCTGCATCCCTGCGTCGAAGCGCACCTTACCCGCGCGCTTGAAATTCTT